TTGATAGTTCAGACGCTAGTGAAACTTCATTAGAATATACACCTGCAGATGTAGCAACAAACCTTTTTACTACTGGAAGTAAAATTTACTTTGTATGTTTTGAAAAGGGAACTTGGACTATCGGTTATGATTTTGCAAGTGACGCGTTAGCAGTAACTGGTGCTTTTGCTTTTGCATCGTAATAATTATAAAGGAAAAACATTATGACAACTTTAGTTTTTGCAAAAAATGCTACTGCTGGAAATAATGAAACCGTAATTAGCGCAAAGCGTGGAAGGTTTCGGGGGTATGACGCGGCGGCATTGCCGACTGATTCAACAACCATCGCCTTTCACGATTGTGCAACCACTGGCGCTATCGCCGCTGGTAATAAAATTATGGATCTTGTTATTCCTGGGGGAGCTAATGCGAATACCTATATTCCAGCCGATGGAGTATTATTTAAAACGGGACTTACAGTAGATGCTGATGCGGAAACAGCAGGCTGCGTAGTCTTCTACACAGAATAAGGAGGCAATATGCCAGAATATTTTAACTCAACTGCTCAAACAAGGGCTGCGGTTCAATCTTCGAAAACTACGAAGTCTTACGGCACTCCTGTTGGACCACGAGGTGTGGTACAGGGCAAATCTACTTCTAAACCGCAAGGACACGTTCCAATGCATAAAAGACTTAAAATGGGGCAACAACCATCTGAAGTTTTTAATGGAGTGAACGGAAAAACCGGTGGCAGATAAGAAGTGGATACAAAAAGCGATTAAAAAACCAGGAGCCCTTCGCCGTTCTCTAGGTGTTAAAAAAGGAAAAAAGATACCTAAAAAAATTTTAGCCAAAGCGGCTAAGAAAGGTGGAAAACTGGGTCAACGAGCTCGTCTTGCGGAAACGTTTGCCAAGATGAGAAGGAAGCGTGGATGACATGCCGACTTCTGGGACAACGGAATTTAATCTTTCAATTGACGAGATAATTGAAGAGTCGTTTGAACGCTGCGGATTGCAGACGCGAAAGGGATATGATCTAGAAACGGCTCGCCGTTCCTTGAATATTTTATTTGCGGAATGGGCAAACCGAGGACTGAATCTCTGGAAAATTACGATGGGATCTAAAACCTTGGTTGCGAGTCAGCCAAGTTACAGTTTTTCCTCGAATGAGGAACAGGGCATCATTGACATCTTGTCGGCCGTTGTTAACAATGGAACCGATGACTATGCGGTTGACCGTATTAGCCGTATGGCCTATTTGGATCTTCCTAAAAAAACATTAACAGGACAGCCATCGGAATGGTATTTTGAGAGAACGTTGATACCAACGCTTTACGTCTATACCTCTCCCGATGACACAAAAACTTATACTTTCAAGTATTATGCCCTTCGGCGCATTCAGGACGCGGGAGCCTATACCAATGACGTGGATTTACCTTTCAGGTTTATTCCGGCTATGGTCTGTGGCTTAGCTTACTATATCGCTATGAAAAGGGCACCTGATCGTATACAATTATTGAAACAAGTGTATGAAGAAGAGTTCGCCAGAGCTGCGGCAGAGGATGCCACCAGGGCTAGCATTCATCTTGTTCCCGCACAAGGATATCTGGGAGGATTTTAATGGGTAGAACGGATAGGGCAGCGCAGTTATTTCAGGCATATTTTGATGCCAAAGAACTAGGTGATCAGGATGCCTTGGACATTGCCGTTAATGATATTTTTAAGGAACTGGGTATAGACCTGAAATCAAAAGGCGGCGCAATTAACTCAGTAGAAAAGGCAATTAGATAATGGCTTTTGCAAAAGGAAAACACGCATTGAGAATTTCAGACCGAAGTGGAGTAGCTTTTCCGTATTTGGAAATGCGGAAGGAGTGGAACGGCTTTATTGTTCATAACTCGGAATATGAACCGAAGCAACCTCAGCTCGGTCCTTTTCGCATAGGCAATGATCCCATCGCCCTTCGTAACCCCAGGGCCGCGCGCATAGCGCCTGCGGTACCTGTTTTATTGCCGTTGAACCCTTTTCGCACAACAGCGAGTGATACAACCATTACAGTTTATTCCCCCGATCATGGAAGATCTACAGACGATACCGTTCGATTCAGAAATTCCTCAACGGTTTTTGGAATTTTGGCATCGGAAATTGAACTAGCCGCGGGATATACTATTACAAAGGTAGATGATAATTTTTATACTTTTGTTTCCACGACTTCCCCAAACATAACAGGTGAAGCTGGTGGAGGATCAACGAGCGCGGGACCAATAACAATTACGGCATAACATGACAACATTAAGCGAACTTCAAACAGAAATACGAGACTATACAGAAGTCACCAGCAACGTTCTGAGTGATTCCGTGATAGGTACTATGATTGATAATACCGAAAAACGTGTATTTAGAACCATTGATCTCGATGTATCCAGAAGCCATCAAACAGGAAATCTTACAAAAGATAATCCTTTTCTCTCGATGCCAGGTGATATCTCCACTACTTTCATTAGTGTAGATTGGATACAAATTCTGGATAGTGCCTCAAACAGAACATTTTTAATTCAAAAAGATTTGTCTTTTCTTACAGAATATAATAAGAATAGAAATACATCGGGTGTACCTAAGTATTATGGAAATTGGGATAATGATACTATTTACCTCGCTCCCACCCCAAGTTCGGGATTTACAGTGGAACTTGCTTTAAATAAGATGCCAGATAGCTTAAAGGACGCGGGAGCCTCGGGCTCAACTTGGTTGAGTACCAACGGCAATGATGTACTTCTTTATGGGTGCCTGGTTGAAGCTTATAAGTTTTTGAAAGGCCCTGCTGATATGTTGCAGATGTACCAACAATCTTTTCAAGAGGCAATGAAAGTATTTGCCACTGAACAACAGGGACGACGAAGACGTAGTGAATATTTTGATGGAGTCTTAAGAATACCTCTTGAGTCTGCACAACCATAACTTTTAAGGAGAAACTATGGCTATTGAACAATGTGTTGTTAAATCGTTTAAGACCGAAATATTAAAGGGCTTACAGGATTTTACCGCATCTACTGGCAATGCTTTCAAATTAGCGCTTTTTGATTCTGAGGCAACGTTGAATAATACAACAACGGCTTATGAAACAACAGATGAAGTGGGTAATTCTGGAACGTATACTGCCGGTGGTGGAGCTGCTACTGTGGAATCGACCTTTCCTAAATTGAATAATACAACTGCTATTGTCGATTTTGCGGATGTGTCTTTTACTTCCGCAACGATATCAGCCCAGGCTGCGGTAATTTACAATAACTCAACTGTAACAGGTTTAACGACCAATGCTGCAGTGTGTGTACTAGATTTTGGTGGAGTTAAATCTTCCACTGCCGGAACCTTTACAATTTCATTTCCTGCTGCCGAAGACGATAGTGCTATCTTAAGAATAGCCTAGTTAGGAGGCTTTAGATGGCCAGTATTCAAGGCTGGGGACGTGAGACGTGGGGATCAGGTGCGTGGAGTGAATATGCGCCTATTAATGTCACAGGTCAAAGTGCTACAGCTACTGTAGGTACTGGTTCAAGCGTTTCCACTGATCAATTTATTGTTGTCCTCGGACAGTATTCCACTGCCACGGCGGGGGATGCTACGGCATCTGGTATTGCTTTTGTTGTTCCTGACGGACAATACTCAACTGCGTCTACAGATGACGCCATCTTATCCACATCTCAAATTATTTCTGTCACGCTAACTGACGAAGAAGAATTAACTGCAACTTTAGGGGACACAACTGAAACCGGAACCAGGACTACGGGCTGGAACCGTGATACTGATATTAATACCGGCGCTGCTATCGGCTGGGGTGACCAGCAATGGGGCGCTGTTGGAATTGCGCAAAGCGTTTCACTAGATGCTCTTACAGCGAGTACCGAAGATGTAGCCTCCGTTACAGGAGATGCTAATCAAACCCTAGATTCTCAGGTTGCCACCTGGCAACCTCTTGGAGCTTATTCAGTTTCAGGGGATAACAATATTACCATTGTTGCTTCTCCAGAACATGCTGTTACCGCTTCGGTTGATGATGTTAGTATTTCTATTGCGACAGAACCTCCAATCACAGGTCAATACGTAACGGCTTCGGTAGGGGATGCCACAGCTCCTGCTCTAGCTCAGCCAACAGGTCAATACGTAACAGCTTCCCCAGGAGATCTTACCCAGGAGACTATTTATACTTTCACCGGGGTTTCGGCCACTGTGAGTTTAGGAGATGCCGGAAGTGCCGGAAATGCTGATGTAAGTGCAACTGGAAATCAGTTGACTTCCTCAGTGGGTAGTTTAAGAATAACCAATTGGTCCATCGTAGACGACAGTCAAACTGCAGATTGGAAAAACGTATCATTGGCTGCATAAAATGTTTTCTTTATTAATAAAAGGTGTTAAATAATAAGTATGGTATCAACGTATTCAACAGGACTTAGAACGGAATTACAGGTAACGGGAGAGAATTCAGGAACATGGGGAACCATTACCAACAGCAATTTCACTCAGGTTTTTGAATTTGCCATTGCGGGCGTTTACGCCAAGACACTGAGTGATGCGAATACAACTCTTACCAATACGGATGGTCCTCAAACTCAGGCCAATAACGAATCAAGACAAAATACACTTATTCTTTCTGGAACTTTAACAGCCGTTCGTGTTGTTCAGTTTCCAGCTACACAAAAAACTTACATGGTTTACAATAACACTGGGGGTGGATATGCTTTAACGCTACGCCTGGGCGCGAGCGGAAATACGATGTCCGTGGTCAACGGAAAAATGCGTATCGTCGCGACGGACGGAACGAATTGGTATGATGTATTCAGTTTAGCTGGATTAGGAGAATCATGGACGGAAAAAGTAGTTGGGGATTCCCCTTATACAGCTTCAGACGGTGATAATCTTTTCTGTGATT